ATCAGCGCTGTAAAAAATTGTAAAAGGGGGCTGGAGCCCCCTTGTGCCGGCCATGAATTCAGAAAGAAACCGAACCGGATGATTGATCCGAGGGCTCGAAATTCATAACCTGCTCATCAATCAAAGTACACTGACCAGCAAAAAATACGTCCGCAATTTCATCGGCAATTGCATCATGATTCCCGGCATTCTCAGCCAAGAAAGCATCATCAATCTCGACAGAATAGGCGGAAGAAACAGAAACGTAGAAAGTTGCCATGACTTGAAAGATCCTTGCTAGGTGGGTGGTGGAGGGGGCCGAAGCCCCCTGGTGGTCAGATCCGGTCCATGGCCAGGTCGTCCATGAACTCTTCCAGGGTACTGGCGGGAACGTAGTTGGAAAGGGCGCGGAGCAAGTACTCCTTGCCGATTACTTCATCTTCCCAAAGTGCAGCAAACTGGTCGCGGATCTCTTGTGGTGTCATGGTCAGTCTCCTTGCTAGGTGGGTGGTGAAGGGGGGCGGGAGCCCCCCTGGTGATCAGTCGTAGAAGCGGCGGGAACCCTCAGCGGTGTGCTGCGGCCCCAGGTGGATCTGCTCCACCACTGGCGCCAGTCTTGCCTCCCACACGTGGGCCGGCTGCCTGGTGCCGAACGCCTTGTTTAAGAACTGGACAGGGCCGCCGCCCCGGAACTTGAGCCCCTTGGAAGCCAGGGGCAGCATCCGGTAGGCCGTCAGAACCTGCACCGCGTACAGGGTCACGTCGCTGCCGTCCCGGTGCCAGCCCTCAAACACCACGGGGATCGCGGTGGGGTCGATCACGGTTGCGCTCATGTTGCTCCTTGCTAGGTGGATGCACCGAACCTTTCGATTCGGTCCCCTCACTGTAGCCCATCGCCAATCGTTACGGGGGTTCTGTCACAACTCGTCACATACCTTTCTTTTTTTCCTGGTATGTAAAGTTTTGTGACAGGCGGGCCAGATAGCTACCGGAAAATTTTCCCAAAAACGAGGTTTCTATAGGGCCGGTAGGGGGAAGAAATATAGCGTATTTACTCGATCTAAAATCACTTATATCTAGACAATGTGTTTATAAAAATGCCTGTTTCTCCGCAGGACTTTGCAATCTGGTCCGACCTCACAGGCAATCCATATCCTCAAACCCCGGCTGAGCGTATGGCGCTCGCACCAGAGGTTTATCAGTTCACCAAAGGCATCGGCCGTCGTGGTGGCTACGGCATGAGCCCTATGCGTAAAGCTGTTGATGTTATTGGTAAAGCTGCTCTCGGTGCTGGCTTACTTGCTGGCGCGGCTTATTTGGGTGGTGAAGGATTTAAGAAGCTGCAATTAGATGACGAGCCCGCAGTTCCTCCGGCTCAGCCACCGGCTGCCAACCCCATGGGGCAAGCCGTTACGGCGTCGATGGACGTAACTCCGCCAACCACTTCTGATCGTTACGGTCAAGATATTGTTCCGCATCAAACTCAAACAATGCAGGAAATGCGCGGAGTTTCTCCCGCTAAACCGACCGTAGTTGATTCTGAAGAGAAGCCTGCTACCCAGAGCCACGTCATTACTTCCAGCCAGACTTTTTCTCCCGGTAGTGAAGTTGAACAGCTTACAAAAATCGAGCCCCCGCACACTCCAGTTCGCGATCGGGCCGATGAACTTATTTCTGAATTTTTAGGCTTTGTTAAAGGTGAGGAGCGTCAACAGGAGAGAATCGGAAAGGGTATAGATGTTTATCGCGCAGGTGTAACCGGAAGAGGAGAAAAATTATTAAAAGAAGTTTTAAAAGAAGGTAGGCAAGAAGGGATTAGCCCTGTTGGTATTGGTGCATCACAAGCAGCCGAAACGTTTAGACAAACTCCAGCATATGCTGAAATGATGCGTTCGGCTGGTGCAAGCAGTGAACCGGAAGAATTGATTGGCGGTCCTGGACAACCAATTAGCTTTACCAAAGTTCGTCCAACCCAGGAGACCCGGTTAACAGGAACCGAACCAAAATCGGCTGAAAGTCCAATTGCGGCTATGAGCTCCGTTGCCGCTCAGCCGCCTCAAGAGAAAGTAACCGTTGTTGTGCAAAAGCCAGCAACAACTTCGCCCTTAGAAGGGGTAGATCCGGCAACGATCGAGCTAGCAAGAAAAGCCCTTGGTCATCTGCCATTAGAAGAGGCAGTTGCTAAATTAACACAACAAAAACAAGGGTTAATTGAAACTGTTCCTACAGGCGCTTCTCGTGTTGCCAAAGAAGGTAGAATTACCCCAAATGAGTTTTTGAGTGCAATGAGCCAGCAAAAGGGTCCTCTTGCTGCTTATCCGATTTCTCCTGAGCGCAGCACGGCGGTTTCAAATTTAACTTTTTACCCTGGTGGCGAAATGGGCGTCACGATGATGAGCAGAAAGCAACCCAAAGAGTTTGTCTACGCCACTTCTGATCCCTATCGGTTGTCCATGCGTGACTATGCCGAGGAAGGCTACCCTGAAACTATGGGAAACATCGGTTCAATCGCGGCTCACCAAGGTATTGCCCATCAAATGGGTCTTCAAAAGGGTGTAGAAACTGGTGGCATGGTTAGCGAGAAGCGTAAACCCGCTTATGGCGGTTTGATGAGTGATGCAGAAATTGTCTCTGCAGGCATGGGCAAGCCTGGTAAAACTCGTGATCGAGCAATGGAAATTGCACAGCGGCATTTTGAGACAAAAGAAATGATGCGTGCATTGGAAGAGAGAGCTGCCTCACGCCGCGCAGGCTTGTCCTAGGTAATATAAAAATATTGAGGTACAAATTATGTCTTTTCTTGAGCCAATTTTGGCCATGCTGCTTGGTGTTGGTGCAGCTGCTGCCGCTTCTTTAATTCGCAAAAATTTAACGGCTAGCCGTCTTTTAAAATATGGTCCGATTGTCAAAAAAGCTTACGACATTATCGACCCCGTCTTGGATCAGAACCTTGCCCGTTGGGATGGTTCCAAGGTGGACAAGGCTTTTGAGTTGGCAATCGAATCTGTTGCGGATGGTCAACTGACCGGCCCCGAGATCAAGAAACTGGCTCTGGACATGGCGAAAAATTGGCTGCCTCAAGTTGCTGCCGATAAAGTTCGGGCTTTTGAGGCGTCCGCTCCTGAGTTACACGCCGCCCATCTGATTGCGGCCAAGGTAGACGCTGTCTCCTGATAAAATAGTTTTTATTTGCGGATCATGGCAGAAGGCGGTAAGTGGATTCAGGAAGCTACAAGCAAGAATCCTGGAGCATTCTCCAAAAAAGCCGAGGAGGCTGGGATGACAACAGCTGAATATGCAGCCAAAGTCACCGCCAACCCTGACGAATACGATCCGAAGACAGTTAAACAAGCCAACCTGGCTAAAACTTTAACTAAGCTGCGCAAGAAAAAAGGAAAGTAATTTGTAATGGTTGCTCCGTTTTTCAACAAACGTTACGGTCTTGACGATTTAGCGTTCCGCGAAGGTCGTCGACCTGGGGATGGAGCCCAACAAGGTCCAGAGGCGGAGCGTATTTCCGATCCGAGAGATTTTGCTAGGTTTTTTGCAGGGCAAATTAAAAATAATCCTGATGCCGGGTCTATGTATGACACGGATGTCTTTTCCGCTGAAACGGCTGCTGCTTCTCAACAAAAAATAAACGTAGCTGGAACCACTGATTTACCTGATAACGCGACTCGATTTGCCAGAGATTTTGCTTATAAGTACAGTGGCCCTGGCGGTGCAATTGAAAGGGGATTGGTAAAACCTGAAGATGCAGTTACGAAAGAGAGGCTTGCAGCCTTAATCACACAACCAGCTACAGCAGGTACTAACAGTAAAATGGAAGATACGGTAGGTAAATTCCCGAGTCAAGGAGTAAAGGTGGGATGATTACTAGTACTACTACACGATTAGCGGGTAAGGCTCTGGGGGACTTTTTAAAAGTCGCAATGCTTACTGGGTCTGAGGTTGCTGAAAGGCGGGTTTTAGGGGCTTTAACTAATAGTCGTGAATTTGTAGATGCCCCAGGAATTGCCGGAAAAATAGCCAGTTTGGCTGGTAGAAATCCCGAAACAGTTGCCAAACTTGCGGGCGCAGCGGCTCCGGCCGTGGCTGCAGGGGGGATTGCTGCTGGCGCCGGATTAATCAGTGAGATGTATGGGCAATCCCAATATTCGCTTCCGCTAAGGGGGCAAGGATCACAAGTTTCATTTGCAAACCAACAGTACATTCCAGGGGTTTCTCCAATGACGAATCAGGCTGTTGCCAAGGCAATGTTAGATCAACAGCGATTTCAACATCAATTACAATTGATTAATGCTCGCCAATCGGCCCAGGAAGGCGTTGGTATTGCCGGAAGAACAACCGGTGATGGTTTAGATATAATGGGATTATCAAAGCAAATATTTGCTCCAGTTTCTTACTAAGTTGATATCATGGCTTTAAATATCGGAGGAAAATTTGATGGTGGCTATGGGGAGATAAAGCCAGGATACGAAAACCCTTTTGGTAAAAATGGCCCATCTTTAAAAGGAGATTACGACTGGAGCGGAGCCTCGAAGGGTATCGACTGGGGCGGTAAATTTAGTATCGATAAAGATGATCTATACGGAAAATTGTTTGATAAATCTAGGCAAACAGATAAATATCGAAGCATGGCCGAAGAAGAAGCATCTCCGAAAAGAAAGCTGTTTGGATGGGGCGGAGACTGGTCTAAAGGATATGGCGGCCAGGTTTTAGAAAACTTAAGCGTTTACGAACCGCAAAAAATGAGCCCTATTTTTCTTGAGGGCGCTCAAGGTAGCTCAGGATTCCTGGGATCGGGCGGTGGTCAAGCCCTGGCTGGTATTGCAGGACTGGCTTTAGCCCCAATGACAGGCGGTGCCAGCCTTGCGTTTGCTCCGATGGTCGGCCAAGGTTTATCGGCAGCCGGTAGAACTTGGAATATCTAAAAATAGTCAATTTAAAATAACAATCAAGAGAGATTCAAATTATGTTGCTCCCTGTTATTGGCGCCGGTTTAGGCGGTCTTGAAGCGTATCGTAGAACCGGCGGCGATATCGGTGCTACTCTGCTCGGTGCTGGTCTCGGTGCTGCCGTGCCCGGTGGTTTAAGAATGGCTGGTACCGCTTTGGGTGGAACCGGTTTAGCCTCACGCCTAGGGATGAGTGGCGCTGAAGCTTTAAGGAGTGGTGCAAGAGGCTTAACGGGTGCCGCATCCGGATTGGGTAAACAGGGGCTAGAAGGGGCCGCCAGGACTGCCGCCGCTGCTGGTGCTGGGGGGATGCGTACTCTCGCCGGTAACTTAACTAGTCCCGCCGCAATTGGTGGATTGGCTGCTGGCACCGGTGTCCTTTTGGGTGCGCCTGCCTTGGCTGGCGCCCTCGCGTCCAATGTTGCTCCCCCTGCGCGTACGGCTGCTCAATTTGGTGCGGGGACCGCTGGCTACCAGGCCCCCGGCGAAGTTGACTACGCAGGCATGGGTGGTGGTGCCGTGCCCCCAGTCGGCACCTTTGGTGCTGGTGGAACCTTGAGCGATCCTCTGAATGTTCTTGGCCGCGTCGGCATGGCTCAGCGCCTGGAAACCATGAAGACCGCCGAGGCACAGCGTGATGCTATGCGCCTGATGATGCCTGAATTATTCAAGGCAGCCGAAGCACGGTCCAAGACTGAATTCCAGCGTCAACTCGCTGCAGCCGGTGTTCGCCAGAACATCCTGACCGCCGCCAACATGCTTGAACGTAGTCAGCAAGCTGCTCAGCAGATGGGTCTCACCGCAGCCTCTCAGGCTGGTCAAGCTCTAACCCAACAATACCAATACAGCTAATATGGCAGCCATCTGGAGCGATCCCGCGTCACCCTTTTACCAGAAAATTCCTGGCTTTGCAGTGGGTGCCCCTTTCCGGGAACCCGCTCCAGCTTTTGGTAAGGAAAAAACGCAAAAATTACCACAAGTAACAATTCCAACAACGGACTTTTCTAAAATTCCGTTTCCAATGATTGGGACTGACTTCTCCACGGGTTCCCGTGATGTAGATCTTCAGAGTCAAGTTGGATCGGCAATCCCACCTATGGATCAGGAGGTTCAGAAATACTTAGATTTTTACAAAGCCATCAGTCCAATGCGGATGGCCGAAATGCGGCAAGCTGCAGAACTTTCTTCACAATTAACTCGTGAACAGCTCGCCTCCTTGTATCCGTACTTGAGTGCTGCTGGCGCTGAATCCACTGCTCGGAATTTAGCTGCCAGTAAATCCTTCTTGGCCACTAAAGAGCAAATGCCAAGCAACGTTCAAGCAATTATGGCATCAAAGCAGGCGCAAATGGCCACTGCCGCTGGTGCCGAAGCAGAGCGCCAACGCGCTACGGCAGCCCAACAAGAAGCCGCCAAGCGTTTTGCCGGTAGCTTTGCTGGTCAATACATTCAGGTTGCCTGAAATAAACCGCGTTAAACTGAAAACAGCGAGTCGTTAATTATGGGCGGATCACCACCACCTCCTCCTCCGACAATTGTTTATTCGCCCCCACCGCCGCCGCCGGCGGCACCTACTCAGGTGCCGACTCAGTCTCTACAGACGCAGACTGCACTGAACGAAGTTAGTGGCGCCCAACAACGACTCAATATGGAGTTGGGTGCTCAGCTGGACCGCACGAATGCTGAGTTTTTTGCTGGTCAGGACATTCGTCGCACCCAGGCTGCTGGCGGGGAACAGCGTCTGACGATTGCTTCTACGGGCGAACAAGAACGCGCAACCGCCTTAACTCGCGGTGAACAGGAGCGCCTTGGTATTGCTGCGACCGGTGCTCAGTATCGGGCAGGCTTAGAAACCGCTGGCGCTCAAGAACGTGCCACCGCTATGACTCGTGGCGAACAAGAGCGACTCGGTATCAGTGCAACCGGGGAACAGCAGCGCTTAGGCATTGCAGCTACCGGAGCCCAGGAGCGTGCAACGCAAGCCGAACGCTTTGCTGGTGAAACAGGCCTTACCAGGGTTCGTGGCGAACAAGAGCGACTCGGTATCAGTGCAACCGGGGAACAGCAGCGCTTAGGTATCGCCGCTACTGGGGCTCAAGAGCGTCAAACCGCTGTTACTCGTGGCGAACAGGAACGCTTAGGTATTGGGGCAACTGGTGAACAGGCCCGATTGACTCAGGCTCAACTCCTCGCCGGCCAAGAGCGCCAAATTGGTCTCACAGGCGAACAGCAGCGCTTAGGCATTGCAGCTACCGGAGCCCAGGAGCGTCAAACCGCTGTTACTCGTGGTGAACAGGAGCGTCTGGGAATCAGTGCAACCGGTGAACAGCAGCGCTTAGGCATTGCTGCAACTGGGGCCCAAGAACGAATGACACAAGCCGAAAGGTTTGTAGGCGAAACGGGTCTCACCAGGGTTCGTGGCGAAGAAGAGCGTCGAGGCATCACCACTACTGGAGAACAAGCCCGATTAACTCAGCAGCAGCTACTGACTGGCCAAGAGCGTCAAATTGCCCTTAGTGGTCAAGAACAACGGGCCGGAATTGCAACAACCGGTGAACAGCAGCGGCTTACGGACTTGCAGCAAGAGATGTTCCGGCGCTATAAAGAGCAGAGGGATTACGAACAGGCCCAACGTCAGTACCGATCATGAAGGAATGGATTCAAGGTTTAACAGACAAAGACCGCGAATCCTTTCTTACATTCTGTAAACGGACAAACTCTCCTATTCAGATGTACCTGTATTCCCGGTTTCTCGGGTTTACAGGTAGCATTGTTGAGTGTGACGAGTGGTCTAAAAAAGAGTATAAAAAAAGAGATTTTAACGGTCTCCTTGAGATGGAGATTGATTCGATGCAGCAAGATATCGCCAAACTACGCGAAGCAATTGATATGGGAATGGTTAAGCAAGATATGGGCACATCACGCATCGCGATGATGCAAAAAGAGCTCAGAGGATCAATTAAACAATTAAACGACGAAAAAATTCTTCTCGATAAACAAGGGTTAATTCTCGCTGGCGCGGACCGTGCTTTACGGGAGATGCTGTCTATCTTTAGAGACGATCCAATCGAGGGCCCACTTCAGGAGGCGTCGATGGGTGTCTGGACTAAGATTCTCCAGGAAGAATCTTAAAAATTAGTACGCTATGCTACGGGCATGGCAGGCACTAGTATTTACAGCGTTTATCGTCGCACCGCTAGAGCTGCGGCTCAGAAACGAGTTGTTAAACAATCAGCAACCGTAGACGTAGATCGGGCTCGAAAAGATTTTGGATATTTTTGTGAGGTTGTTGGTGATAAGCCTCCAGCTGCTCACCACAAGGAGTGGCACCAGTATTTATGCACCGGGGACGATAGCGAGTGTCTTGTTGGTATTGCTGGCCCCAACGTTGATATCTTGGCCCCACGCGGCTCAGCAAAATCAACTGTGTTGGGTTTGTTTACGGCCTGGGCAATTGGTATCCATGCCCTGGCGAAAAAGCCGCTCAAAATTTTGTATATTTCTTACACGGTAGACGTGGCTCGACCAAAGAGTGCGGCCATCAAAAGGATCATTGAAGAAAGTAAAACCTACTCTGAAGTTTTTCCGACCGTAAAGATTGCCAAGGGTATTAACTCCAACGAATATTGGAGTATTGATTGGAAATTTGCTGGAATCAAATCCACCGGTGAAGAAGAATTTACCGTTTGCTGCGCTGGTTTAAAAGGTGCAGTGACCTCCAAGCGATCTCATCTTTGTATTATCGACGACGCGATTAAATCTGCAGATGATATTAAAAACCGGGACATTAGAGCCGCCATGGAGGACAACTGGAACTCGGTCATTGTGCCGACCATGTTCGAGGGTGGTCGGGCAATTTGCCTGGGAACTCGATTTCGCCACGATGATATTCACAACACCACTTTCATCCCAGCAAACGATTGGATTCAAATCGTTCAATCAGCAATTACTGTTGACACGGAGGGTGAAGAAATTTCGTATTGGCCCGCTCTTTGGTCCCTGGAATACCTGCAGGATCGCCGTCGACAGGCTCCAATTGCATTCAGCTTCCAGTATCAAAATCAAATCGTCCAAACCAGTGAGTTGTCACTGTCTCCAGATCTAATTGTCAAAGGTACGATCGCAACACAGTTCGACTCTTTAGGTGTTGGAGTGGATTTGTCTGCGGGTGTCCGTGAGCAAAATGACTATACCGTTTTTGTAATGGGTGGACGTGTTGGGCAAAAAATCCACATCATCGACTGCAAGCGAATTCGGATTATGGGCAACCTGGAGAAACTAGAAGCCCTCATGGAAATGATGGAGGAGTGGGGTGTCGTACATAAAGACAACAACAGGTACTTCCCCACCGGCTCAAACATTGACATCTGGTCTGAAGCAGTTGCATATCAGGCCTCCTTGGAGGCGGACTTCAAACGCATTTGTTTGGGAGACCATGGGCTCTACAACATGAACTGGCATGCAATTAAAGGATTTCGTGGAGACAAGGTCGCACGTTTCCGAGGAATTATGGGTCTGTTCGAGCAGCGGAAAATTATTTTTAACAAATATCGACGATTCGGTCCACTTACTGATGAGATCGTTAACTTCGGCGTTAGCTCGCACGACGATTGCGTCGACGCTCTCGTCTGGCTCTGTAATGGCCTAATGACCAGAGGTAAGCTGGAACTCGAATTTTAAATTTAGGAGTAAATAGGGATAAAGTATTTTGGACCTAAACTAGGAGAATCCATTTCCAATGTCCACCAGCTATTACACTATTGAGCTTGAGCAGGACGCCTACGGTTCCGCAGTAATCCCCCTGCCTGACGAACTGTGCCATGATATGGCTCTTCAGCCGAACGAACGTTTCGACGTTGAAGTTGAGGACGACACAATCACACTCAAACGGATTGCCGCTGGCTACGATATTGAAGAATAAACTGAGACCCAGTAAAACCGATGAGCGATAGTACCAAATCCACCCTCGACGCTATCCTCAAAGCGGTCGTCACAAGGGATGGTACTGGCCCAGCAGATACCATGCTGGTGAACGCCCACCTGTCCCAGATGAAAATGTTTGGGATTCGGCAGGGTGTCGAATTCTATCCGGCGCAAGATAATTTCGGTACGCAGCGATTTGACTTCATTCAGCAAGTCATTAAATTCAACAAATTAGATGCCCGACTTGATTCCATTTGGGATCGATTTTTAACGTATGGTAAAGGGCTTTTTTACATCCGCCCTACCAAAAAAACTTATCGGTTGTACTGGTTTGATAAGGACTCTTACCGAACCTACTATTCACCCGAAGGTGACCTAGAAGAGGTCATCATCATTTACCCGTATAAGGTCAAATCCAATAAGGGTTTTCAGGGCGTCGGTTTAAATACTGATAAGCGGTATATGCGTCTGCGTATTACCGCCACCGAAATCGAAGAGTTCCATAGCGAGCAGGAAATTACCTTCGACATGCCGTCGCTGGAGTACGGCATTTTTGATAAGAAGACTGTCGCAAACACAATGGAGTTTATTCCTTGTGTTGAAGTTTTTAACAATCCGGATGCTTTTGGTACTGAAGGCAGCGGTGAATTTGAGTGGTTGGCCAATCAAATCGTGGCTCACGATGAGATGGTCAAAAATATACGCGCAAACCTTTCTTTCTTTGGTAACCCAACACTGCTCTCGTCTCGACCCAAACAAGATATTGTCGAGAGCAATGAAACCGATCCGGCTCAGCGTCCCAGCATTTCGAGCCAGTCCGGCTTCCAATCGGAATTCTTCCTGTCAAGTTCGACGTTCAAACAAGACAACGTTACGCGACAGCCACCTGGTTACATTGGACGCCCTGGAAGCGGAATGCGCGTGCCCCGTGTAATTGCGAACCTGGAGCCAACTGATCGTGTCGGTTTTATTACTCCCAATGCGGTAAGTACGGATCAGGCACGGTACTCCGAACAGCTTCGTAGTGAGATCCGGCTTGCATTAGGTGGCATCGACGACCTTAGTATTACTAACGTTACAGCTACTGAAATTAAATCTGCATATGGACGGGTAAGTGCAACTGCCAAGAAGAAGTGTTTGATGCTGTATACATACGGCGTTTGCAAATGCTTCGAATTAATGATTTTCCAGGAAGAACAAATCTTCCGCAAATCCCTTGCTTACGCATCTGGAATTAAATATCCAGTACCACCAGAAGATCCGAACGATGAGGCTGCTCGACAGAAGTATGAAAAACAGAAAAACACATATGAGAAAAAGTTACAGAAGGCCATTGAGCAGGCGATTGAAACCAAGGAGGTTCCTGATGGTGTTCTTGGATTAGCGCCTGATGGTGATCGGACTGTAAACTGGCGTTGGATGGGTCCGGTTTATGAGGATACGGCCCAAGATAAACTCAACCAATCTATCTTCACCCGAAACCTGCAGGAATTAGGGGTTGATAGCATTGAAGCACTGAAGTATTTATTCCCTTCAAAAACGGATGACGAAATCGCGAGCATGCTCTCCGGTTTCCCATTCCGAATGGTAGGGGAAGTACAGAGGGCCTACTCCGCATTTATTGATCTAGTCAATCAAGAAATGCGGACACCACATCCGCAGCAACCGAATTTACCGATGGCTGCGGACCCGAGACTCGATCTCACTCCCTTCCTTTACCGAACACTCGAAAGCCTACAAAAAGAGGTAACCTATGCAGGCCGATACCGCAATGCCGACCCAATCGGCACCCCAAGTATCCCCGACCCAGCCGATCAGCTACGGGGCTCCGGTGGCGCAGACGGCGGCACAAGCCCCGGCGGTTTCAACGACTTCCCAATGGGTGGCGCCTTACCAGCAAATGGCGGCCCCAGCCCCGCAAATGCAGGCCCAGATGGGGGTGGTCGGGTACCCATCAGCCCCTACAGCGTCGTACCCCCAAGCACCCCAGGCGCCCCAACAAGCGGAGAATCCGTACAAGGAAGCGTTCAACCGAGTGGTGGGGCTCCTGAGTTCTCCAGTCCAATTCCCATTCCAGGGTCAACAGTCGAATCTGAGCCCTCAAATCGCCCCGGCCAGCTACGCTTCCCAGCAGGCTCCCCAGTACAGCAACGCGGGGATGCCGACCTCTATGCCTGGGATCAACAACAGCCAGGCCTACTCCAACGGCTTTTCCCAAACTTCTCTGGAAATCAGCCCCCAGCAGCTCCGAGCAAACGGGGTAAGCGAAGCAAGTCTTGAAGTTATTGATCATTTCGGTCCCGACGTTCCGGCGATCCTCAATAACTACGCCTGCCAGCTCGAAGACGCTCTAATCACCACTAACAATCAGCTGATTGAAGCCGTCAGCCTGCTTCAGGAGTTGTCGAATGAGCACAAAGCGTATGAGATCATCCTGACTGATCCAGACGTGCTTGCTGATTACACCTGTGAGTTCTTCGGTGAGAACGGCCCCTATCCGATTCCCGATGAAGAGATTGGTTACGCCGCTCCCCAGCAGGTTCAGGCAGTTGGTCAGCAATTCCAGCGTCCCGTTGCTCCCCAGCGTCCTGAGATGCCGGTTCCCCCTCAGCCCCAGGCCCAGGGCAACCCCGTGGACTTCTGGAACAGCTTCGGCTCCCTGGCCGAGCGGGATCCCTCCAACGCCTGGCGCTATCTGAACGCTGCCCAGCAGAATCCTGAAGTGTTCCGTCAGAAACTCCTGGTTATGGAGTGATAATCGGAAAAAAGCCGATTATTCGTCTGTTTTTGAACAAATTAACTAAACGTAGAATAAGGGGTAGCAAACGCTGCCCCCTTTTTATTTAAAAAGGATTTGTTATGGCATCAAAAAAAGCAAGTGCTGGGGATAGAGCCGCTCAGTTTCTCGCTAATTTCGGGACTGCTGGTGGTCCTATTGGCGCTCCCGGACTTGTGATGTTTGGTGCGGGGGATACTGCCCGTCAACTTCAATCTGGGAATATGGATGAGTATGCTGCGATTCGCGCAGCGACTGCTCCGGTTATTGGTGATCCAAACGCACCGCAACCCAAAATGCCCCAGGATCTTGATTCGGCGTACCTCAAATTGAACCTGCCCGGATCTCCACTTCCTCGAAATGGTTTGCTTGCTCCTCAGTTCCAAAAAGCTGCTGAGAATGCGCAAAACTTAGCGTTCACCAATGAGCAATACATGGTGATGCGGGCAATGCCGCTCGTCCCGCCCCTTCCGTTAGGAATTCAACCTCCTATGCCACAGAAAAAAGGTAGCCGCTAATGGACAAATCTAAAGCCAAAAAAGCCGTCAAGAAGTCGACTGAACGTAAGCAACAGGCAGAAGCCCAAGCTGCTGGGGCGATGCTGGCCATGAAAGCAGCTGGTGGCGGGGCAATTGATCCTGAGATTCAAGCGGCACGGATTGATATGCAGCCAGCCGATGGCTACGTTAATCCTTACCACGCCATGGGTTCCATGGCCCCGATGATGTATTCGGCCGGCAATATGCTTGATGGATACAATTATCCGGTGATGGTAAATCCGGAAGCTTAATAATCCGGATTGATAAAGGATTGCTATAATTTTTTCAATGGAACCAACAGTTCCAGAGTTAACAGCTTTGGCTGTTGAGTTTGAGATCGCCTGATCTCAGGTATCAGCTTTCCCTACGCTGAGAAACCAACATGTTTATTGATAACGACTTTCCCAAGCTGTTGGGTGCGGAGCTGTACCGCCCCCATCCGGCTTATATCGTGGAAATGGCTTGCGAGCCTGTGGTCGTCCACGACTTCACCAAACAGCCTGGTCAGACCGTTCAGCTGGATCGTTACCGCTTCTGGGGTAACCCCGGCACGAAGACCAACCGTGAGCGTACCCAGGATCAAACCATCGGTACTGCTAACAGCCGGTCCATCGTGAAGGACAAGGTGCTGGTGTCTCTCCGTGAGTACACCGGTCCTGCTGATCCGAACAACGCCAACCTCCCGAGCACCTTCAAGATTGCTCGCGAGACTCTGATGACCGCTCAGCGCCTGCTGCTGGACACCGGGAACCTCAACATGTTCCACCAGTCCATCGGTTCGCTGACCCTGCTGGATGACTACCGCCGCTGGCGCGACCGTGTGTTCCTGGACGAACTGTTCAAGTCCGAGTCCCGTGGTCAGTCCTCCGACACCCAGGGTGGTTACTACTATCCGAACAACCACGCCAAGACTGGTACCACCACTCTGGCTACCTATACCGCCACTGAGTACGCTTCCGAGCGCTTCAAGTTCAACGTTAAGACCGACCTTCTGAACGTTGTGAAGAGCCTCCGCAAGCGCAACGTGCCTGTGTTTGCCGACGGTTACTACCGTTGTATCGCTGATCCTTCCTTCATGAAGGACCTGCGTGCTGACCAAGGCTTCCGCGAAGTGGCTCGCTATCCTGGCACCGGCGCCCCCAACCCTCTGATGGGCATGATGGCTCCGAACGCTGCCCTCTACGGCGGTGGTCAGTTTGGCCAAGCTCAGTTCGTGGCTGGCGAACCTGTGATGCCTTCCGGCTTCGTGTTTGAAGGTGTGCGGTTCTTCGAGTCCACCAACTTCCCCAGCAAGACCATCACCGTTGACATCAACGACGGCGACGGTTCCGTTTCTCACGACACTCCTCCTGCCCTGTTCTTCGGTCCTCAGGCTGTGGGTGTGGGCATCGGTGGTCCGAACGCTCAAGTTCTGATCAACAACAACGACGACTTCAGCCGCTTTATCATCCTGATTTGGCAGCTGTACGCCGGTTTCGCGAACCTGAACAAGGACTTCGTGACCTGTGCCTTTACCATTACTGAGTGATAAGGGAGGTACTTAACAATGGCTGCTTACAAAGAAGAAGCCGGTGCTATTCTTCAGCCCGGTAATCAAATCAACCGCCTGTCCTCTTACAACACCGAAGGTGTGTATGGCTGGCCTGGCATTGAAGCTTTCGAGCTGAT